GGAACAGGCTTTGCCCACAAACTTCCGGGGCTATGTCAAAGGTGATCTGTTGTACATGGATACTCCGCCACTGATAGCCGGCAACTATGTGTTCCGCCCCAATACTGTGGAGTATCGCATCCCGGCCAAGAGCCGACTAGGACAGCAGATCGGCAACAGCACTGTGGGCATCGCCATGCACAGCATGTATGCAGATCAGGGCGAACCACGACAGCCCCTGAGCCGGGTGCGTTTCAACCCTGTGCCGGGCCTGCTGCTCATGGAACCCATCACAGCCAAGCCCGTTGAGTTGAACCAAGATCTGGTGCGCGAGATCAAATCAATACTGCGCAGCAAAGGTCGGGCCATAGACACACTGTTTAATCCCGCAGAACTTAGAGCCCAGCAGATCACGGATTTGGCCAAACTCTGCATAGATTTCATCAACCACAAAATCGGTACTGGAAACTTTGACAACCTCCTGCCAGAATTCGGGCAATGGCTGCAGAACAAGGTTACCCCGCGCAAATTCAACAATATCATTGAATATCTGCGCAGCCCCACCAGCAACACCGAAGGCATGGCTGCTGCATTCACGTTGTTTTTGTTGTTGCATGACCTCAAGATGGACCTACAGCGCCAGCTGGATCTGCAAGTGCCCGGCAACGAAGGCTGGGTGTTTGCTACCCCTGCAGGCTACGCAAAGGCCGTGAATCGATTTGACTTTACAGTGAAAAATCGAGCACGTAACAACCCGTAATCAGCCCATTTTTTGGGTGTTTGGTAAATACGAGTAGGGCATACTAGCCCATACATTAGGAGATAAACCATGGCATATTTCAATCCTGTTAACGGCGACAGCCAACCAGTATTTGCGCTGGACGTCCGCAACGGTCCTGTTGCACCTTCAACTTCACTGGCTGGTCAGCCAGTTCAACCCCAGGGTCCCAAGCTGGACTTCTTCCGCGCAGTGGCCAACGCCAGCATCAACGGCGAGGGTGGTGTGCGTGAGTACGTGGCCAACGTGATCCAGGCCATCCAGCAGACCGCAACCGTGGCGATCTACCAAGTGGACGGCACTGCTCTGTCAGTGGCTGTGTACCCCACTGGTGCATTTGCCGACGCTTCTGCTTTCCTGGCAGCAGCCAACGTGACCTACACTGGCTTCCAACTGGATAGCGCAACTGCTAACGGTTTCAAACTGTCAGCCTAAGTTAGGTAAAGTGTCTCAAGAACCCCGGAATAAAACCCGGGGTTTTTGTTTGACTTAAATATCAGGTCATGCGAATCAAAGTCAAGACACTGTTTGATTGTTCAGCCACTGGCACCACTGGAAATTTTCGTGCTGCACAGGTGCCCTATCAAGACCGCGCTGGCAATGTCATACGCGACTTCGACTCATGGATGCATAGCCGTAATCAACAGCGCAACTGGGAAACGCTGCTGCAACTCATGGGACTGCGCTGCCAGATAGACAACATCGACCCCCCAACAGTTGAGCAGGGCCTGTGGCAGTTTTCTTTTGAAGTGGATCGCCCTGAAGTCTATGGCAACGATCTAGCATTGCTGCTGCAGGACTGCGAAGGGGTGCCCATGGTGCAGCCACAGACAGATCAGCCCGGACAGGTGGCGGTATTGACTGCCCAGGGCCCAGATCGTAACATTTGGTTCGAATCGGTAAATATGTAACCATGTCTGATACCACCGAAATCGAAAAAAAGAGCCTAGAAGCGCACGTTGAGCTCTGTGCCGAACGATACCGATTCTTGGAACAGAAGCTGGACGATGTGGAATGTAAAATCACCAAGCTAGATCGTCTCATTAACCAAGTGCACGATATGATGCAAAAGGTCACTGAGAAACGCAACGATCAGTTGATTGCCTGGGGCATAGGCATCATTGGTGCCCTCTGTGGCATCATTGCTTGGTTGGTATCTAAAGTAGTCTAAAATGACCCGAGATCAAAAACTCCAACGCTGGGCCGAGCGTGAATTACAGCGCAACATAGATCATCTCATTTTGGACGATCAGGACGGGCGCATCTTGGCCTTTGGTGTTTTTAGCATAGTACCCGACGGCAACGGTGCACTGGTGCTGCAGGACGGCGAAACCCGGGCACGTTTTTCCAGTCGAAAAATGGCGCTCAGTTGGTGCGTGGCCCAGCGCCGGAGTCTATTGAATTTCAGTGATCACATGCGCCTGCTGGATCAAACTGCACAACAGCTACGACAGGACATAAGGGCCAGCCGCGCTCAAGTCAGCAATGCGCGTGATCGGGATTTTGCACAATTATTGCTTGACAAGATACAGAACAAACAATGGTACGTGAGCATGCTAGACTGTGAGCTAGAAAAATGTGCACAGCGTGCTAAATATCTACAACTTCGAGGATCCACCCATGAAACTGCAAGAGCTCGCGCAGCCTAACAAAACTAAACAAATAGCTCAGGTGTTTGAGAGCTATTTTGGAAATATCATGGCCGTAGAACGCCTATCAGTTCAACAGACACGCCACATGTTGACACGAGTGCGCGGACTGATCAAAGAACAACGCTCTACCACTGACCGTCATTTCAGTGAGCGCGATCCTGCCTACCTCAAGCTGGTAATGATGGAACAGGCCCTGGCTACGCATCTCAATGAGATTGACTCACCCGTTGCCACTGGTACCAGTGCTACAACCAACGCCAGTACCGGCAGTGCTCCTGTAGATCCCAAGCTCAAGGCAGCCAAAGACAAGCTGGCCAAGAAACAGCCCCTCAGCAAAGATGAGCAAGATCTCATCAATGCTGCTGCACTCAGCGAACAAGCCAGTCGCTTGGGCCGTGCGTTCCGTACGCTCAAAGAAAGCGAAGTGCAGCAGGCCCAGGTAGTGTTGGCCGCACAGGACATGGTGGATTCAATCCAGGGCATGATCGAAGATGCCACTGAGATGCAGTACAAAGAACTGCCGGCCCTGGTAGATTCAATCCGCAATCAGATTGGCATGGAACAAGCCAATCAATTCAACACTGATGTGACCGCAGCACTCACAGGCCTAGTACAGAGCCTGCAGGGTACCAAACAGAGCTTTGAGACTGCACTGGGTGTGGTCACTGGTCAAGCACAACCTGCTCCTGCGCTGGATGCAGCCATGGCCGGTGCTGATGCTGGAGCAATGCAACCTGGTGCTGAATTGCCCGCACCAGACCTTGAAGCCCCGGTCGCAGGCGAAGAAGAGCCCGCTGAACCCGAAGCCGCTGGCGCACCTGGTGCACTGGGACGTGAGCGTCGCTGATGCGCGTCAACGAGGTATCCAATCCTCAGGATCCTGAACCAAACCGTTTGGTAGGTCTGGTTCAGTTCCTGGCCGGTCGCGCCGGTGATACCGCCAGCCGCAAGCAGATAAGCCAACAGACCTTTATGCAACTAGCCCAACAGTTGGGCATCAATGTCACTCCCTCTAACTTGTCCCAGATGGTCGACCAACCACCGCTCGACAATCTGCTGGAACCTCTGGATCCCAATTCTGGTGTGATCACTTTCAAGGGCGGTGAACAAGCGCCAGCAGGCATGCCGGTAAACAAAGCTCAGGACATCGTGGCCAGTATGGCCAAACGCGCCAATCCTTTGGCCTAATTGAATCTTTCTCTGTTGACTCAGAGTCAACAGTGTTGTAAACTGCATTAGTTCTGTCGGGAGGATACTATGCAAACTCATCGTTTTGGCCAGGATGAAAAGCCCCAAGATCCCCGTGTTACCGAGCCAGACCCAACGGTACAAGTTGGTTCAAGCAATCGAGCTCGCAGCAGGATCATGCAACAGCAGCAGCGACTCCGACGGACCAGTAGAGGAATGATGTTACCACGAAGATGATCACGCTAACCGAAGCAGCAGCAACTCACGTACAACGCCAGATCCAAGCACAGTCAGGAGCAGGTATCCTGTTTGGTGCAAAAGCATCGGGCTGCACAGGATTTGCCTATACCATCGAAGTGGCCAAAGCGCCACCTGCGACCCGCGACTGGATAGGCTATGAAAGCCACGGTGTGCGGATCTGGGTCAATGGTGCTGACTTGGCCCTGGTAGACGGCACTGTGATAGACTGGCAGCGACAAGGGCTCAATGAACGTATGGTATTCATCAACGGACGCGAGACCGCACGTTGCGGCTGCGGGGAGAGTTTTGCCGTTTGAATAACCACGAGTGGCACCGGCGTTTCCTAGACCTGGCTCAGCATATCTCATGCTGGAGCAAAGACCCCAGTACTCAAGTGGGTGCCGTGATAGTAGACGACAATCGTCGCATTGTCAGCACTGGTTACAACGGCCTTCCGCGAGGAGTGGAAGACAGTGACCAACGCTATCACGATCGCACTGTGAAGTATGAAATGATCGTGCATGGCGAAGTCAATGCCATTTTGTTTGCACAACAGAACCTCCACAACACCACCCTATACACCTGGCCGTTCATGCCCTGTAGCCGCTGTGCGGGTCTCGTCATACAGAGTGGCATACGAAGGGTAGTGGCTCCACGCTGCGACAATCCACGCTGGGTCACCAGCTTTGAATTGACCCAACGCATGTTCCACGAAGCTGGTGTAGAACTCTTAATCATATGATCACACAAAGATACAATTATACTCCCTTGAGTCGCAC